AGAATATATCTATTTTATCTTTAATCATTGGATCATCACTAAAGACACTCCATATTAAAAGTAAAATCGGGAGCGAAATTAAAATCAAAACGAACTCGTCTTTCCATCCATTGTCTTGTGATTTTCTTATAACTTGTTGGTATTCAATTTCACCGTTCGCCATCTTCTGTGCATGAACCATAGCAGCATCAGACTCAAGCATCTTACGCTTTTGTCTGTTTTTCATAATATGTGTACCAGCACCAACTGCTAGTTTTAATACATCTAATATCATAAATTGTCTCCCTTCCATTTTTGAACATCAAAAGAAGGACATTCTTTTTCACTTATTTCATTATGACCAATAACTTTAGCATCAGGAAAATCTGCTAACAATTCTTTAACTGTTGCTAATAAACTAGTCCATTGTTGTGCAGTAAAATTATCTTCAGCAGAATTATCTTCAGCCATGCCACCCACCAAGCACAGACCAATACTTTTAGAATTGTATCCGGCAGCGTGTGCGCCAGAATCATTAATGTCACGACCTTTTTCAACATCTCCATTTCTTCTTATTACAAGATGATAGCCTATATCACGCCATCCATTGCCATTGACATGCCAATCACGAATCGTGTCAGCGCCTATGTCCATACTAGGTTTAGTCGCTGCACAATGGATAACCATATAATCTGTCGAAGATCTAGGTTCCATTAGCTTGCTACAATAGCAATAACTATAATAACAACAACTGCAGCAATAGCGATCTTTTTCTTGTTATCAAGATTCATGATCCAGTCTTTTAGTTCATTAAGTTTGTCCATTTTTGGTTCCTCCTGTTAATAATTATTAAAGTAAGCTCTTCCAGGTACAGCACTAAAACTAGCTCTGTCTCTATCTTCATCCATAGCCCTTTTAAACTCTTCCTCATATACCTGTTTTAAATGTGGCATCATCTGAGGAGCCTTTTTCATCGCGATATAATAAGCCATACCAGCAGTTAAACAAGGTAAAAATCTAAAAGGTACATTAGGGTCATCAGTAGGTGCATCAATGTCGTCTAATCTTTTTAGATAATAATACCTTATTGTATAGGTAGATACATCAGGTGTTGGGTACACATATAAAGTTGGTGTAGTTGTTCTTTCCAAATAGAACTGAGAAGGTTTACCTTCTGAATCTTTACTTGGCAGCATCTCATAATCTGCACGGCTAATTCTAGATAATGTTACATCATCGTCATTTGAATCTCTTACCGATGCTTCTAAAATATCAATAACATTAGCATCTAAAGAATAATCTTTATCACTAGCAGTTGTTGATTGTGTACCAAGAGTTACAGTCCATAAATTAAGACCACGATTGGCCCATTCAGCCATAAGAAGGTTCATACTACGTACAGCTGTACGTAAGTCTTTACCGCTTATTTCTTGTAAGCCACAGCGTTCGTAAGCTTCTTGAATAACTTCAGCAGCGTCCAGATTAAAATCTGTAGATCCTGATACAGCCATATATTACTCCTAATAAATCTTTTGGAATTCAGCTATAATTGTATACATATTGCCACTATCAGCGGCACCTGGAACTACAAGATTAACATCGCTCTGATTTGTATTAGATGATTTATCAGCTGGTATTCCTCCAAACTCTCTAAAATCCCAATAGCCGGTTCCAGTTAATCCAATAATTGGAATATCACCATCATCATCTTCTTCATCTAAACGAGCATAAGAGTCTCCTCCATCTCCGCCTTGACAAGAAAACCAAATTCTAAGTAATGCTAAGTGTGCTACAGAAGTCCCATCTTCTCTCGCAGCCATTGCTGAAACATCACCGAATACGGTTGTTGCGCCTGTTCCGTCTGATTGATTAACTATTTTAATCGTAACACGATTATCGTTTTGTTGTAGGATCGTTGGTCCTGTTACTGTATCTGCCATATGTTTCCCTCCTTAATCAAGAAACTGTGGGCCCGAAGGCCCACATTAATTATTATTATCTTTCGATAATTGCTGTTACGTAATCAACAACTACTGATTTAGCAGCAGCTGCACCAGCTTGAATAGCTATTGTTACAGTTAGCTCTTCGTCATCTGGTAAATTACTATTAGATACAGCTGTAGGTTCTGCATTATTAATTGAATAATAAACAGACCCTCTATCTGGATCAATAAACCAAGTTGCAGTTACAAATGTGTCATCTGACAATGTAGCAATAGCAGCAGATTCAGTTTCTGTACCGTTTTTTTCTACAACAAAATCTAAATTAGCGTCGCCGTCATCTTTTCCAAACCAAACACCATCTGAAACAGCATCTATTGCAGTTGTGTCTGTAATTGTTAATCCGATAAGCATGTCAGATTGTGTAGCATCACTTAATTTAAATCTAGCTGAAAAGTAAGCTCTTTTACTAGTGCTTAATTTAAAGCCTTCGCCTTTTAGTTGCAGTTCTTCCGAATCGTTATCTGCATCGTTAGTTGTAACGATTAACGCTCCTCCGGCTGAACTTGTTGCTTGAATAACTTCTCCTGAATCACTACCACCGTCAGTTGACGTAACAGTCCAATCAGTTGCAGTGTATGTAAAAAAGTCATTAAAATAACCATAAGATGTTTGATCTGATGGTATTGGTGGGAACATTGGTTGGTCCTTCTTATGCTTTGTTGCAACAGTATTACCAGCCCAATTTATTATGTTTTGAAAATGTGGGTTTGCCATATTTTTAATCCTCCTAGTTTTGTTAATGTAGTCCTCTAGGCAGTCGACTGCGTGCGTCTACATTAACTAAATTAATCGCAGTGCAATGAATATACTCTTTTAAATTCTTAAATGCAAATAAAAAGGGCGGCCGAAGCCGCCCTTAATTTGTTCTTTGCTTTTAAGAATTAAGCACCCGGTGAACCGAAAATACCTCTCCAGTCAGACCAACCGAAGCTGTATCTTTCCCTAGCTTTGTATTTAACGTTACCAGTTTCGAAATCACCTTCCATAGAAGTAGCTACTGCTGCTCTTTGGAAATGTTTCATTCCGTTAGGTACATCCGTTTTAATAAAGAATGCATCTGTATCAGTTAAGTAGTTGTTTACCACATAACCTTCCGGAACCATGCCCATACTTTTCACTGCATTGATGTCATTATCAGCAGTTCCAGTTCTACCTGCAGACTTCATAAGTCTTTCAGCAGTAAACTGTAGTGCTGATGGGATGATCAACTTACGTGCTTTAGCAGCAACTTTTAGACCTCTATCATCAGTCAAAGCAGCAATATCAATTAATGCTTGCTCTAGTGATGTTTCGTTAAGGTCTGCAGCTGTTGTAAGCTCGTTTTTAACGTCTCCACCAGTAGTACCGTGGTCAGTTGCACAAAGTTCTTTTGAGTCACCACCAGTGTAAGAACTGTTAAACGCTCTGTTAAGAACATTAGCAGATTTTACCTGTTTCGTGTGAGCCATAGAACGTGCAAGTGCTTTCGTATAACGAGTGCTGACTTTATCGTAAAGGTTATCCTCTACAGCCTCTTCAGTTATTGAGAAAGCTAATGCCACTGTCTCATGTGTGTAACGTGCTGTGAATGACTCAGAAGCAGAATCAAAGTTAACTGAAGTTCCTTCAGGCTTAACTGATGCTGCACCGAATCCTGATAACATAACTTCTTCTTCAAAAGCTCTGTCAGAATTCTCTGTGTCAAAAATTTCAGCATGTTGGTTTTCGTATTGTGCGTACTCTAGTCCAAATAGTGCATTCAGACCAGGTTCCAACTCTTTAGCAAGTTGTGCTCTGTTTATAGCCATATTCTAAATCCTCCTATTAACCTAGAGTTGTTGCTGAGTTAAGTTGATGTTCAGAACCATTAACGACTGCATAAGCATTACAATTTGCAGATGCTACATCGCTATTGTCTGGATCCTTAGAAACTCCTAATTGCTGGAAGTTTCCAGAAGTAGTCACAGTTGACGTATCAAGTTCGGCTTTTGAAATACCAGTGTCAGTGTTTCCACTTAACCCTACATAATCAAAACCACCGAAATTCATAGCTGCTGTGCCAGTTCCAGAGTGCTGAACTTCAAAGACGATCGAAGGATCGTCATATACATACGCAAGTATATCAGTAGCTGAAGTAGAAGCTTTCCAATAAGACTTAAACGTAGGTTCGTCGGTTGTTCCATCCGTATACTGAACACCACCAAAAGTACCCAGGATCAGTCCAACTGTTCCTGTAGAGGTGTCAATTGCGTGTTGAATTCCGCCTGCTGTTACACCAACCACTGGTTGATTAGTATATATAGCAGTGCCAAATCCAGTCGCAATAGTGTATTCGTTAGTACGAATGTCACCGCCGCTTAAATGCCTTGTGGGTCTAAACCCGAAGGCTGCGTCTTTATTTGCCATAATTATAGTCCTCCTTAGACTAATAAATTATTAGTTGTTATTAATCCAAATCTTTGAACAATGTTGTTAGGTGTAAAATCTATTTAGATTCTTTTGCACCGCCAAAGCTTACTCTCGATTGCCTATTTGGATTGTCTATAGGCATACTAGGATGCTGCTCCCTTAGAAGATTATTATCAACAGCTGCCTGTTGATCTTCAGTTTGTTGAGAATAATATGCATTTCGTTCATCAACAATCTCTTTAGGTATTTTGGCTAGCAGTAATCCACCTACTGAAACAACGCCTTTCATAGTGCCATCTTCAACAGTCGGGGCATCGAAGTCTCCAAGTTCTTCCAGTCTAACTGGTTCGTAACCTTCTCTCATTCGAGATGCTACGTTCTTTTTGTCTTCTTGTCCCATGACTTCAGCACGAATCCAACGATATTGAAATCCGGCCGGTGGCTCAGGCGCGTCCAACCTAGATGGTGGTCGCCAAGGCTGCCTTCTGGCAGTTTTTTCTCTTGTTTGAGATGAGCGTGAGGTTCTTGTTTTTTTATTCATATGCTACTCCTTCACGTATTTAGCGTATTCTTCTAATGGCACACCTAGTTTTTTAGCGATTGCAACCTGTGAGGATGTGAGTCTCACAGTTCGTTTTCCTGGTTTGGAAACTGATTTTACCGCAGGTGCCACTGTCTGGTCAACCTTTTTCTTGGGTTTTTCTGTTTTAAATTTATTTGGAAATTGTGCTCGAAGTCTACGGTCCACTTCCCCATAATATTCGTCAGTTCGTGGGTCATATCCTTCGTCTTCAACCAGTTTTCTATGAATTGCAAATGCCGTATATGTCATTGCTTCATCTTGACCAAACCACTCATTTGCTTCTGCCCATGCTGTTGCTTTTGGATCAGGTGGTGCAGCCTGTTGCTGTGGTGGTGTGTATACCGGTTGATTTGTTGTTTGTTTTTGCTCTTGAAAAGTTTTAGCTTGTTGCTCAAGAGCTTCTTTTTGAATTTTTGCTCGTTCAGCATTTAAAGTTGCTTTAGCTAAAGCACTCTGTGCTTCTGCCTGTATATCTACATTTTGTTCTTCAATTGCTTTTTTAAGTTTTATTTTAGCTTCCTCAATTTGAGCAACTGATTCGGACTCTAAACTTGAAACATAGTTTTGATTTGTTTCAGAATATTTTTTCTCTAAGTCCTCTGATTTTGTTTTCAAACCGTTAGCATATTTCAAAGCCGCTTCTTCACGACGTTCAGACTCGCGTAATTTTCCAACTAACTTTGCTATCCTTTTTTGGACTTTGTCGCTGTACTCTTTATGCTCACCGTCGTCCGTTGGCCGTTGTTCTTCATCCTCTTGAACATCATCGCTGACGTCAGATTCCTCAACTGCGTTATCGGCGACAGTACTGTCTTGTAAAGATTTATCATCATTACTTTCCTCTTCTGCTGGATTTACTTTAGATTCTTCTAATTCAACATCAACGGAATCTCCGCTGGTGTCAATGGGAACTAGTTGTTCCTCTTTTACTTCTTTTTGTGCCTCTGGCATGGTTCTTGTTCTCCATGGTTAATTAATTTGCAAGATGACTTACATATGTAGTATGTCAGTCGGATCCTGTATTATAGCAAGTATTTCATCATCATTCAAGAGTCTTAAATCACCACCATCAATTTTTAATCTTGACCCCGCATAACGTGCAAAGATCACCCAATCACCCTTTTTGCACCATGGTCCATCAGGGAACTTATTTGTATCGGCATACGCATCAGGGCCAGTGGCCAACACATAACCGCAAACGGTTGCTAATTGCTCTCTTTCACGTGCTTGATCAGTTAATATAATACCGCCTTTACTCTTTTCAGCACCTAAATAAGGTAATATTAATACACGCCAACCAGTAGGTTTTGGTAGCTTTTCAGCTATATTTTCATCAATATTATCAGGATCAATGTACTTTGATTCCCTTTCACCATAAATATCTTCAACTTCTTGCTGTTTTTGCTCTATTTCAGCAGCAGTTTTGCCTTCTTCGTCTATTTTTGCCTTTTGTTTGCGTCTAGCTTTAGCCATGCGCTCTGGTAAAATTAAATCACTCACTTTTTTCTCCTTTATCTAGTATTTCTTTAATTTCATCCTCGATTTCTTCAAGAACTCGAAACTTTCCAATCATATAGTTATAATCATTACGTTCTGTAGTGCTTCCTTGCATTACAAAATTCGTTGTTTGCTCTTTCTTGTCGCGAATAAGACGTAATATCTTATCGCCCAGCCATAATCCGTCCATTTTTTGTTCTTACCTTTCTTTTTTTCTTGCGTTTATAGCTTGGTTTACCACCTTTTGCTATGCCGACTGTCTTTCCGCCTTTAACTCCTACTAAAGAAAACACCATTTTAATCTATTTTTGGACTCATTGGTCCATGTATTTCTATAACTTTTTTGCCTTTTCGTTTAATAATATCGTAACCAAGAGAGCCTTTGCGCCCTTGCTTAAAACCACCTCTACGTAGTGCGTCCATCATTTTCTTTGAGTAAGGGATAATTCGCATTACCTAACTCTGCCACCTTTTTTCTTAGTGATCCTTCCGCCTTTTTTTGCTGCCTTAAACCCTTTTGATTTTTTTCTATTGAAAAGCTCCATAGCCTTCAACTTTTGTGCAGGGGTCAGTTGGTCCCATTTTAGCGCTGGAGAAGGACTTGGGCTAGGCATTTTTGGTTTTAGTTCTCTTTTAGGTTTTAGTTTTCTTTTAGGTTTTGTTTTAGAAGATCTTTTCGTGGCTGGAACAAGCCTGCTATTCTCAAACATCCGCTCCATCCTCTTTTTCATATAATAGTTTCTTTTTTCCTCAGGAGACATTCTTTTAACAGCCTCTGACTGTCTTTGTTCTTCACCACCTTTAGGTGATTTTCTCTTTAATTCACGTTTGTATACCATAACTATAGCTCCGCCCTAATTTGTTTATATTTATCTAATATACTACCTATTCCAGATTTTGCAACACTCATTACAACAGTTGGTGATTCACTCATTGCCATACCATTACTTGGCATCATTCCGCCATGCATCATACCTACACGGCCACCTTGATTATATACTGGAGGATTGTGTACTGGAGGAAGCCAAGAATTTCCAATTTGTTGTCCCGTTGCACCTGTACTTAATGAAGAGGCTATACCTGTTGCAGGCACTCCTGTGGCAACATCTTGCGTTACTCCTTGTTGTGCCCCCGCCGTCTGTAAATAAAGAGGGTCAGCTGGTGTAAGTGCTCTGCCCCTATTATGTTCGCCTCCTCTATCTAGCTCTCCAGATAAGGACGGACTCAGTACTAAACCTCTGGTATCAATACCTGCAAATTTAGATAAGAGTCCCGAAAGACCAAAAGAAGGTAGTGCTCCAAATTGAGCAATTCTTTGCTGGTCATGCATTACAACATTTTTTTGTGCAAGTGGCCCTTTTTCAAAATTTTTAATACTTACCTCATTAGGATTAATGTCTTGTTCTTTTAATGTATTATAGAGCGATACAATATCTTTAGTCTTAATAGGCTTATTCTTATCTGCTTCCTTTTGCATTCTACTAACAAAACCCCATTTTTCTGCAATATCTGTTTCAGATGAGACATTAGTTTGATTACTAGGATGACCTGGACTCTCTGTATCAGAAGTTGGACCAAACATACCCTGGCCAACATTTGAACCCCCTGTAGTACCTTGACCTTGCCCGCCAGCAGGACCTTGAGCTGAAGCACCATGTCCTGGTGCCCCTGCCCTGCCTTGCCTACCTCTATCTCCAGGTCCAGCCATTACTTAGCTCCTCCATTAGTGAACGCGTCTTTTATGTTGTCAGTTATTTTTTCAGCTTTGTCTAGTACTCTATGTTCAGCGTCCTTATCAAGTTTCTCAATAGCAATTGCTGATCGAATAGCTGTGGCCGCATTTTGCTGATCAATTTTATCTTGGTCAATTTTCTCCTTATTTTCCATCTTCTCTTTTTCCACAGAGAGTTTTGCTTGAGACTCTTTTAACTGTCTGTCAGAGTCTCTAGATTTAATGGCTAGTTCTAATTCTTTTAATTTAACTAAAGGATCTTCTTGAGCATCATTCACAAGTTCATCAATATTTTCCATGTATTCAGTAATTAATTCTGCTTGTCGTTTTGCGATAGCTTTTTGCATTTCCATCATTGTTTGTTGCATTACTTGTTGTTGCTGAGGAGACATTTGTTGTCCTTGTTGTTGCATTTGTTGTAATTGTGGAGCCATTTGTTGCTGTACTTCTTCTTGAGCTTTTAGTGATATATGTTGCATAATATGTGCCTGCGTATTTGCAAATGCTTGTGGATTAGATTTAACAACAAGACTACCAAGTAATGCAATATGCGCTACAATATGGGCGTCATGATCTTGACCTGGAAATGCCTGCGCTGTCATTCCAGCAGTTAACTCAGCATTCTCTAGTGCAGGATCTTTTGGTTGCGGTTGAGGTGGTGGTGGTAATAGAGCTTCTACATTTTGCACACCCATTGCTTCATACATTCTTCTATAAGCCTCATGTATATTATGCATTTGTGGGGCAGCTTGTGCTAACTGCAACTGTTGTTGAGCAAGTGTTACTCTTTGTGTAATTGAAAAAATATTTGGATCAGATACAGGTATTACATCGATACGTTGATCAAAATCTTGCGCTTTAATTGCTTGGTTACCACCAACAACTTGATATGGATAAACTGGTGGTAATGTGTCTGCAAATAATTGTGCAAGTAATTTAAATTCTTTTCCTTGAGCTGAGTGCATTCTTTTATGAATTGCAGACATAACTTTCATTCCACGCTCTAGTAAGGCCATCGTTGTGCCAACAGGATTAACTTCATTGCCTTCACCAAGTTTCATATCAGCAACAGCAGCAAATGCTTTGCCACTTTCAATTACAAAACCAAGTAACTGATAAAGTGTTCCGGAAGGTTCTTTGTACGGTAATGGTACTAAAGAGTTTCTAATTTCTCCTGAAGGAGCATCAACATCTCTAAATTCACCTGGTACTAGTGGTTGGTCGTCATCTCTAATTCTAAGTCCACGAGCTTTAAATCCTGCAGGTAAATTAGAAAGAGTTCCCGCATCAATAAGCTGACGTAAAATTGAAGTTGCAGATTTTGTAAGACCACCCAACATGTGGATAAGACCAAAGCCGTAAAAACCAAGTCCTGGTAAAAATTTATAATGTACAAAATATTGTTTTTTATTTTTAAGTTGATCTTGTTCGTTCCAGTTTCTTCTAATAGAAAGTATTTGTGACGAGCTCTCATCAATACTGACAATGTATGGAAGACTAATGCCAGAAGCTTCTCCTCCTTGTGTAACATCTTCATAACCAGGAAGATCTAAATCAGTGTGTATTTCTAAAATTGTGTGTATTTTATCTTTTGTATAAACACGTCGTGTTCCTTCTAGCTCCCCTATTTTTTCTTCGACTGCATCTGCTTCTGGTTCTGACGGGTCAAATAAATCCATGTCTCTATAAAATCCAGACGCTTGATACTTAAGTACATCATTAGCTGGCATCTTAATAACATGAGTTATACGCATACATGTAAGCAGATCAGTTGCATCATAAGGAACAACTAAATCTTCTGAAGACACAAATTTAGAAACTGGTCGCCCTAGTTTATCATCAAAGTATACTTTACGGAACGCCGAACCTGATAAGGGAAGATGAAATAACATTTGATCAAGTTCGGGTTCGTATTCTTCCATGACATGAGAAAGTTGATAATTCATAAATTCCTTAACACGTTTTGATTGTGCTTCAACTTGTGGGTTTGCATCTCCCATTATTTGTGTTTTAACAGGGCCACCCGCAGGAAATAATTCTTTGTAAGATTGTGCTTGAAATTGTGTTACTGATTCTGCAAGCAATGGGTGAGATACACCAGACGCTCCTGGAAAAGGATCAGTTCTGTCTTCATACTTCATTCCTAGAAGACCAAGTCCTTCAGCATAGGTTGATGACCAATCTGCACGTGAATCTTTATCTCCCTCGTATGCTTCTAATAGTTCATCAGCAATAACTGCTAAATCACCCTCGTCTAAAGTATCAGCTAAATTTGAGAAGTGTCCTTGTGGTGCTTGCATTTGATTACCAAATGTAATCGTTGCCCCACCATCGGGATCAAGCTGTTGATCACCTTCTAATAGCTCTATTTCTTCTGGTGAAATATTTTCTGCCTCTAAGTCAAACTTCATTTGTTCTGTTAGTGGCATATCTTTATCTACTGGCATAAATTACTCCTTATTTTTAAACAACGCGCCTATGCCCCCTGTTATCTTTTCTAGTGGGCTACCTATAAAATCTTGGTAGGTTTTAGTAAAAGCTCTTTGTGCAGAGTGTCCAAAAGGAACATCTTCTTTATACTCTTCAAACCACGGCGTGTCACCATAATACTCTTCTAAAGTTTCCATGGGGAAAACTCCGGGCTCAGCTGGCCCTTCTTTCGGGGCAACGAATGAATTATGCAAAACAAAATCCAACAACTCGTACACACTCATGTCTTGCTCTTCTGCAGCAGCTGCCCATTCTGGACTATTCATTGCTTCTCTATAGGTCCAACCATCTAGTGCTGGTATAGGTTCATCATAGTCTAAACCGTAATTCTCTGGACCCGCCCGCTCATGAGGGTGAGTTCCAGTTATGGGATTTGACTCTCCCATATCCCCTGCCATAACGTCATAAAGAATAGCGGGCAAACCTAAACCTAGTGATAAAGCTTTTGAGCCAGCACCTTTTGCAATGTTTGGTATAGAAGTAATTTTTGGTATTTTGACGTTAGGTTTAGCTCCTGCTATCCCGCCTTCTAATACTGCTGAGTCTATTGTTGCCATATGTTCTTCCCTACCATAATATAATATTAATTATAGCTACACTCAACCCTTAAATACTTCCCACAACTTTTGAGCGGCGTCTCTGTAATATTGTTCAGAGGTCATTCCATCTACCTTTTTTCCTGTTTTACTATCAACAAAAGACCATGGATCGTTGTCCGTGAGTATATATTCAAAGTTTATTGTAAGCTCATCTCCTTTTTTAATCTCTTTTCTAGCGAAACATATCCCTAAATAATATAGCATAGAAGGGTCAAACGAATGATTAATATACCCATCTTCTCGAACCTCATACCCATAAACAAATAAATCATCTAACCAACGACAGCACGTCATTTGAAATACGTGATCATCTGCTTTATGAATACGGTAGTCTAGATATTCTTCTAAGGTCTTCGTACCATGATCTACGTCAGGACACCACAACGCAATAACACTTCCTTTCGGAATATCTTCACCGGCAAATAAACCTAGGCCGGCGATATCAGACTTCTTGATGTCTGTCTTGTATCTCAGCATTTACTTTCTTTCTCATCATTTCTATGTATGGCTCCCAGTCTTTTTGAGAACCAGTTAAGTAGTCACCAAACTCAATGCCTTGTACCCAGATTCTATTGTTTGTTGTCTCGAAACAATACACAGGTTCAATGCGATCAGTTAATATTCCATGCTTACTATTTTGTACCTCTACCATTTCGTTGCCTTCACGAACTAAATGTGTTCCAGAAACATACACACCTTGGTAGTTATAAATTTTTGTTGATTCAAATTCTAGTTTTGCAATAACTCGTCCGCCTTTAGTTTCTTCTCCAACACGAATACCAGTAATTTCTTTTGTTGTACCATCAGCCATATCGATTGGTGTGCCTTCAACGAAGCAACCACCACTACCGCCGCCTTTATTATGTACAAGGTAGCCGTCTGCATAGTAAGTTCGGTCTCCGTTCAGTATGAAGTTATAGACAGTATCTTCAGCGTTTCCATCGTGCTCTTCTATACTATCAACTTTAACGTCGTCTTTTCCAGTAATTATAATATCCCCAACGTCTAGTTTTTTAACATCTAGGTCAGTTTCTTTTGCTGTATCTTCTGGGTTAATAGATTTCCAACCTTCCAGTGTTTTGAATGGGTGTTCAGAAGTTACGAAGGCATCTCCGTTATTGATAGAATATAATTTTCTATCTCCTAGTGGAGGATGATCATAGTCAGTTACCATATTAACACCCTCTTCACCTTTGACTTTATCTCCTATCTCAACTTCTTCAATCTTCTTCAATGTACCATCTTCCATAGTTACAAGTGTGCCTGCAACGAAACAACTGCCGCCAATACCTGGTGGTCTTAAGAGGTATTGTGGGACGTATTGTGGGACGTATTGAATTTGTGGCTGTACATTTTGTGCTGCTGCAAGTTGTTCTCGAAGTTCTGCAAGTTGTGCTTGGAGCGCCGCCTCTTGTGATTGTGCTTGTGAGGAAGCGGAAGCAGCAGATGCTTGTTGTTCGGCAAGAGCTGCAGCATGCTGCGCTTGTGCTTGTTGCATAGCTTCTGCTCTCGCATCTATTTGTGATTGATATGTTGATGAAAGATTTCCTTGTTGCTCAGCAAGTCTTGCGTCTAGTTGTTCTTGCGTTAACGTTCCTGCGTCTTGACCAAAAATATCTTGCAGCATTGGGTATGTATCATCTCCAGTGTAAGTTAAAGCATCAAGATTTCTACGACCAAAATCAGCACTAGGTCCATATCCATAGTTGTATGGAATAGGTACATTCATTGGATTGCCAGCTTGTTGTGTCATCGCTGCTAAATCAGGCCGTGGTGGTAATAAACTTTGTAATCCTAAAGCATCTAAATCTGGAGTTGAAGTTGGGTTCTGTTGAGCGGATAATGATTGTAGTCCTAGTACAGAAGCAACAGTAGGTAGTCCTCCTGTTGATCCTCCTGTTGATCCTCCTGT